ACCATGAAGACTAACGGAATATTCTAACAGCCAGCGTGCCATAAAATCCCAGCAGTGATCTCGACCAGTGTGGTCGGACGCGGGCGTCCAATCCCAAGAGGAATTGTAACGCCGACGCACGGTAGGCCTATAGCTTTCAGAACGAACAGCTATACGCCCGTTCCTAATAAAACCTCCAACCAGTGACGACAGAATCCCGGCTTCGTTATATCTAAAGCCAGGAAGAGCTGTCGTTTGAGAAGCGTCGCATGGAACTCTATACGAGAAAGGAGCAGCATAGCAGCAAAAATAAGCTACTGTACAAGCACCAAGCCGTTTTGAGGACCCGTTCATTTGTTCAAGCACGATCTGCTTGCGAACTTTCCGAGGAGTACTCTCCGAAGAGAATAGCAATCGCTCAAATTGTGTCAAGCGAGACCGAGCAAATGATAAGGGAGCCTTAATGCCTTCAGTATCACCATCAGCAGGCGGTATTAGGAACCTTCGGTTCTTAGGTACCGACTTATAGAGGTAAGCAACACTGTTGTACAATGGGACTCCTGCATGGGCAGACCAGCGAACGAGGCGATTAATTGCCGAGTAAACATCTGCATCACACGTAAGTTCTTTTAGGTACACGCCACGAATATCATGGCCATACCAATAGTCCTTGCCGCATGATTCTCGAAAAGGGCCTGTATTGAATGATTTGCTTTCATTCACAGTAAACCCAAAGAGCTTTAGACAGTCAACGACAAAAGCATAGGCGTCCTTACGGACAATTATGTCATCACCGAAAACTGAATAGTTCAAAGGTCCCTGTCTACCATGCATGAGCTTAATGCCCAGCATCCGGTAGCAAGCCTGAACGAGTGATGCGAAGATTAACGTCTGAAGGGGAAAAGTAAAAGCATTCCCCATTGACGATATCATCTCTAGTTTAACCTGCGTACCATCAGGGAGGACGGTAAGAGGCGACCTCGTCTTCATCAACCAATCGAAAGCAAACTTCGGAAGGATTTGTCGACAAAGTTCAATAGAGATACTGTCAGATGCAGAAGCAAGGTCAATGGTGCCAAAACAGCCCCATCGAGACCCTCTCCGCGCCAGTTTCCGATTAAGCTGAGGCTGAGAAGACAATGAAATTCTCGTCTTCCTTCGCAGTTCGCTTTCTAGAAAACCACCAATCCCTTTTTGAAACAACATATTAAGGGTAGGTTCGGTACAGATTGATCGCGAAATCTCAGATGTTTTAGGAACAAATGAGAGACGGCTTCCTACTACCAAAGAGTGACCTCTCGCTGCTTCGCGTTGAAGCTCGGCAGAATTGCAGAGAGGGCGATCTACTAAGGTACACCGATAATCTCGGTACAGCTGGTCTGATGTGCGACTTAACGGTGAGTTATAAAGCTTCGTATAAAAATCATACGACTCACAGTCAATATTCGCACCTGGGCCTACGCCAAACTTCTCGGATATCCTCGAAAGATCGAGCTTAAGCTCAGGACCGCGGAAGAACACATCATCAAAGAAGGATTTCACTTCCCCAATAACCTGCTCATGGAAAAGAGCATATGGCCGAAGAACAAAATCCCGACAAGCATCATTACAAGCAAGAAACTTGTCAAGACAACGTCTATCAGCCACGCTATTAGACTTGCCGGCCTGGAACTTCTTAATGAAGCTTTCAGCGAGCCAGACTTTCCGCGCGGTTGTAACATCCAACTCAGAAGTGAGGAGTCGGGTGTCGATTGACAGATCAGCAAGCAGACCTTGGTACAGCTCAGTAATATCATACATAAGCTTACTCCTAGGAAATGGAACGTAAGGGTTTCTAAAACCCCCGCGAAATTCATGAAGCCTGCTGACGTAGCTCTCGCTACATCAGACCTGTTACTGACGTGTCACCAATCCCAGCAGAAGCTTGGGAAAGAGCACCGAAATGCATGCTCAAGGCGGCACGAACATTGGCAGGATCAGCAATATCACTACCCGCCGGCACCGAAATACTAGTGGTGACGATCATGCGGGCAACGGGCTGACCGCTTAAAGGCGTAACACCCTTGATGGTGATAACCTTATAAACGTTAACAGGTACGTTCGGTAGGAGGCCAGTCACAGGATTTGGCTTGCCAAGGATTTGAAAAGCCTTGGGTTTCCAAGTAGCTGTGATGAAGGGTGACGACGACGAATGTGTCGTAACCCCCGTCTGCGTACCGCCAAGCGTAGTTACAGCCACCTGCTTGGCATTTACATCAGGAGCTTGATCGCTCACGAATGTATATGTTGGGCTGGTGAGGCCTGTTTGAGCAAGTCCCGTTAAGGGACTCGAAAGAGCGATAGTCATAAATGACATCCTTCTATCAATAGAACAGGTTAAGCCTAATAATAAGGCTGAAGTTTATTTCTGGATACTGCCAAAGCGGCAATATTCAGGGCCTGGGTAGTTGTTCCAGGTAGCTTAAATTGCAAGCGGACCGGATGAAGACCTCCAGATACGCGAGCAACATGGCTAGTACGCTTAATGCTTGTAGCACCCCCAGGATAAGCAACACCAACATACCGAGCACCATAATTCGCCCGTTGACCATCCGGCCACGCACTGAATGTCCAAATTTTCTGGACAGAGTCGTAGTCAGAACGGCTAACAAAATAGACGTCAGTGGTGTCTGTATAAGTGCTGCTCAAGATCTCGTTTATGTTAACAAAATAATCGAGTAAGAATGACCATGGCACTACTTCCCAGGCTGTAGGAAAGAATTCTCCGGGAACAAACCCGAAGGTCTTTGCCAGCCGTTGGGCGTTACTTGCCGGGCCACTCAAAAGGGCATTTAAGCCTATCTTAAACGTTACCCGACGCTCTCCGAACTCAGTGGCATGCCTAGTATAGGCAACACCACCAACCCCGGAATTGCTATCGGCGTTCAAGTGCATGACCTGATCAACTCCGATGCTAGAGACTCGTGCGCGCCTTTCATTAAGAAAGAACTTAGCAAGACTCTCCGCGTCACCTTTAATATCATTAACTAAAGGAGCAACACCGAAACTATATTCAAGCCATGTGTCAGCTAACGCTTGTTTCAGACTAACCCTATCTGCTTTATTAAGAGCAGAATTAGGACGACCTCCAGTAATTGCACTCTTCTTCTTAGACAGAGTGCTGAAATATTGCTGGGTGAACTTCTGTAGCGTCTGAGCTGGCCGCTTAATCATCTGACACGTCTTACGTATCTCAGCGATAAAAACAGGCCCGCTTACGCGGTACTGCTCTCGTCGAATTGATGCATAAGCCGCATTAGATGCTTTGGCTAAAGCAACCTCAGGATCTGCCTGGTTCGTAAAGCTGTAGCCGGCAATTGCATTATTTATATGCAAATTGTCGACCCAGACTTCGATAATAACAGGCGGGTCGTCCGTTGACAAGACGTAATAACCGACCTTTGTAGGTCGACCGTCAAGCATGACGAAGTCATCCTTCGACGCAGATAGCACGTTAACAGCGCTAGCTGCTTGGCGGATCTGGGCCCTATGGCTGGAGCTATTGCCACCTGTTCTACTGTGAAGTAGCTCGAGTGTCAGTTCGCTCCCTAAATTAATATTGCCAAAAGGGTCTTTCACCTCGAGCTTTAGGAACTTTCGTTCGATAAAACTCTTTGTCGTCATAGGATCTCCTAAAGTTATCGATCGATCAACCAGACCCGATTAAGGGCCTGGGATCACGATCGAACGTTCTGCCGTATAGGACTTAAGGGGTAACCAATCCCTACAAGTATCCATGGCAGCGCGAATATTCTGTCATCCTCTAGAATTCCGCTGGATGGCGGTCAAATAGAAGTAAC